TGCAGAGCCAGCTTCCCCAGAGAATGGCTGGATTTATGGCAACACCACCGCAGGAACAGCGGCATGGACTGGCATCAGCGGCGAAGCCGTCACTGAAGGCGTCCAAGCGATTTGGTCAGAAGATGATGGCGGCTGGGCATTAATCAGTAGCGCAGGCGGCGTTACTGCTGTTACGGGCGCAGACCCCATTGAGATTGACGTTGCCACCAATGGTGCCAGCGAGCCCATTGTCAAAATTAAGGACGGCAGCGAAAGCAAAAAGGGTGCGATCAAATTCGCTACTGACACACAAATCACCAACGGCGCTGCGCTAGTTGCGGTTCAAGCGTCACAGCTAAAAGACGCGTTGGACGATTTAGATCCATTGCCCACCGGCACTGTTGCCGGTGACTTAATGCAGTGGGACGCAGACACAAGCGCGTGGGTCGTTTCTAACGAACTAGACGGGGGTACTTTCTGATGCGTCCTGCGCCGGGGTCATCGCCAAAAATGACTCTTGAACAAGAGTTTGATTTACAGGCGATCCACTGGCTTTGCTCTACTTGGAAGCAAGAAAGAGCCAGTGACATTGCAGTTAAACTAAGACGTGAAAACCAGTTGCTCAGGGCAACCATTTTGGAACTTTCCAATGAGCTTGACCGCGCTACTCGGGGCAATTGATTTCAATAGTTATCTAAGCGTTGCTGAGGGTGACGCATTAGGAGCCCAAGCTCTTGGTGATAACTCTTGGAATAACACCACAGAAGAAATCGACAAAGAAAAAGCCTTGGTTAATGCCACAAAATGGCTGGATACCTTGGACTTTGTCGGCACCAAATGCGATCCGTCGCAACCGTTGAAATGGCCTCGGGCTAATGCCGTTTGCGGTGATTACAACTACGGGTGCAACGATATGCCTGCGCAGGTGGAAGATGCCACTTTTCAGCTTGCTTGCATCTTGTTGGGTGATCCGACGTTTATTTCTGGATCTAACCCAGGCAATGACCCAAGTTCTGGCGGCGGTGTTCCTGGCCAGTTGATCCCTGGCATCAACAACAGCGATACAAGCAAAATCAGCCTTGGCAAAGGTGAACTCTTAGTTGAGTTCAAGGATGACGCCTCAGACGGCGATGGAAACCTGATGAGCAAGGTCCCGATCTTGTCTCAGATCTTGGGTTGTCTAAGCACCACGGTTAGTGCTGTTGGTGATAGCCGGGTGCTGTTGCGTGTTCGTTCCTGAATTTCAGCAGCTGAATTTATTGGGTGAAGACCCTGGGGCCCCAAAAGGGGGGTGGCTGTGCGAAGCCCTGTCAAAACAGGAACAACGTGAAATGCGCAAGGCATACGTTGAACACCAGGGGTTAATCAAGCTGATGGGGGCAAAGATGACGCGCAAGTATTCAATGGTCGAGGCGTTGGACGTCTACAGCTGTATCGATATGGCGTTTATCAAATCTTGGCGAGCATGGGATCCAGCTAAAGGCAAATTCAGCACTATCTTCACGTCGTTTGCCAGCGGTGAAATACGGCATTTCATCCGAGACCACAACTTTGCAGTGACGGCCCCAAACAAGGTGCGGGCACTATCTAGCAGCGTTCGCCGTTTGGCCGGTGAAGGTCATGCGTTGCCCAAAGTGGCTGAACTACTTGGCGTGACAGAGCAAGCCGTCAAAGATTCATTGATTGCCACCGCTGGCATGTATCACGAACAAATGGACTGGGAACATCATCAGTGCCCGCGTCCGACTCCATTGGAAAACTTGATCGAAGAGGAAGCGATTGAAATGGGCTGGGCAAACTAGCCCAACAAAACCCTTCTATCTGCCGTGTCTTTTTACGCTGCCTTTGGGTACAAAACCTATATCAAAGAAGGTGACGCCTGTTCGGATGCACCGACCGACGGCACTGGAATGACAGAGGTCAAGAACCTGTCAAACTTTGCTCTTCAGTCAAGCTCTGACACCACCGATGTCCAGACCTATGACGACAGCGCAGGCGGCTGGGCAGCAAGCGTTGTGACCGGCAACAGCTACACCGTTGATTGCACGTTGAATATCGACATGCTGGATCCTGGCTACTTGATCTTGAAGAAAGCAGCGCTGGAATCTGCCCTAGGCATCACTGTCGAATGGTTCCGTGAATCACCCAAGCCATCCGGTGATTGCGACACTGGCTTGCCAATTAGCACAGCCGAAACTCATGCGGGCGTGGCATACGTGACCAACTTCTCTGAGGACATCACCGCAGGCAACATTGCAGCGGTTACGTTCACGTTGGCTGGTCTGAATGCTTATGTCTGGACGCCTGCAGCAACGTCCTGATTAAGACCGCATACGGCGGGCGATGAACTGGGGAAAGGGGATAGCGTTTAACGCTGTTTTCACCCAGTCACGCCCCCAGACTCGGGTGCCTGATTTGGTTAGGTACCCCTCCCGCACAAGTGCAGCGTGTTCAGCGGTCCATTCAAAGCCGCGTGAATAACGGTTGTATCCAATCAACGGACCCCGTTGCGAATCGCGCAGCTCGCCTGTATCCACGATGTCGCGTGGGTTTCCTGCTGTCTGGCCATTGCGGCGTTTTGTTGTTTTGTTTGTCCAGGCCCAGTCATCAGCTTCAATTTGCTCCTGGAATTCATCGCCAATTTTGGCTGAATACTCGTTAAGAGCTTTTATTGCTTTTCTGCGCAAGATGTCTTTGTCAATGAAGACTTCAGCGCTAAAAACAAATTTAGTCATAAGGCAGTGTCGATTCCTCTGTAATCACTTGCCTCAAGCCTGATCTGATGCCCCAAGACATCCATCAACGTTTTGCCTAGTAATCCGGTGCTTCCGTACATAAAGCGGGCATCCTGCACCGTAATTTCTTTTTGAGGTTCACCCGCGAAATCAAGTAGTCCCACGGTGCCTGGCCGGACGCGATCATCAAGGGTTGTAGGGGTTACGCAATAGCCAATAAATTGGTCGCCTTGAATATCGACACCGGGCAGTTGCTGGTCCTGATTGGATTCGGGGACTCTTGTTTGACCAAAACCACGCCGCAGAAATAATTCAACAGTGATGGTCTCGTTAACTGGAACGATGTTGCCTGTTTCCGGGTCTTCCATCACGGCATTTGTTGGCACTTCAAAAACAGCAACTGCGTTTTTAAGCGTTGATAATGCGCTGGCCACGTCTTCCCCTTGCTCCTCTAGTTTGCCGAAATCAGAGGGCAAGCTAGAAGAGCGGTTCTGAATGAGTGGCTGAATACGGCGGAAAGGTAGAAGTTCAGATCTCTTTGCTTGGCATTGATGTGACAATGCGCCAGCTCAAAAAATTTGAGCGGCAAACATTAGTCACGACAGAAAAAATGAAGCGTGGCTTTGAGGGAGCTAACGCCGCTATCAATGGGATGAGCAGAGCACTGGCCCCATTAGCGGCATTGGCCGGTGGGGTTGGATTTGCTTCGCTTGTTTATCAAATTACTGAAATCGGCAAGCAATCTCAGAACGCTGGGAGACAGCTGCAATTTTTAACAGCTGAATACAACGAAACAGCGCAAGCAACGGAGGCGGTCGCGCGTGTCTCGGCAGTATTGAACATTTCTTCGCTTGAAGCGACTAAAGGTCTTTCAAAGCTTTATGGAGCACTCAGGCCGACAGGGCTAGAGCTGCAGCAAATTGAGGTTTTGTTTGTTGGCTTTACTAAGGCAGCCCTGAGGGGTGGGGCAACAACGGCAGAAGCCGCTTCAGGCATCATGCAGTTGAAGCAAGCATTCAGCGCCGGGCGATTAACAGGTGATGAGCTGCGCAGCACGTTAGAGAACTTGCCAGGGGCGGCAGTAGAAATCGCAAGGGCATTTGACACCGTCAACGGAACGTCAGGCACGACCGTTGGTCAATTGAAAGAGCTTGGTGGCCAAGGAAAACTGACAACAGATGTTCTGTTTGAAGCTGCCAAATCTTTGGCGGCCTTGGATATTGCGGCACCAACAGACGTTGAAGGGCTAAGCAAAGCGTTTGAAAACTTTGCGGAGAATGTGGCGAAAGCAGTAGGCCCAGCTATTGCGGAAGGGTTGGCCGGTTTAGCTGCAGGCATCACGTATCTGTCTGAAGTCTTTGCGGAAAACCGAGACACGATTGTTAGCACGATCAAGCAAGTTGGAAACTTTATTGGGGTTGCTTTAAAGCTTGTCGCTGCAATCAAGATTGTTACAGGGGTCATTGCGTTGTGGCGGCTTAGAACGCTTGCGCTGGCAAAGGCAAAGGCTTTATTGCAAGCATTTAGCGGCCCAGCTGGGTGGGCGTCATTGGCGGCTGGCGCTGCCGCTTATGCAGGCATCTCAGCTGCTATTGGCAAGGCAGGCAAAGAGATTTCAAAGACTGCTGACAAGATCGGGGAGAAAAACAAAAAGCTCAAACAAGACTTCAAAGACATGTTGGGTACGGTTAATTCTCCGCCGTCTACCACCAACACCGCTCTTGCGAAATCCGCTGAAGAGTTAAAGGTCGTTAACGCTGAACTCAAGCGCAGTGAGGCCTTGGCAATGGAGCAAGCCAAAGGCATCTACGGGCCCAGCACCTTAAAGGTGATGGCATCCCGCGTAAAGCTTGCACAAGCTGAAAGGGCAGCGCAGGAAGCCAACGCAAAGCTTAGAGCAACTAACAAGAAAGACAAGAATTTTTCCAAGCTTGATGCTGCTGCTAAGGACGCAGCAAACGCCAGTTTGATTGCTGCTGAAGAGGCCGCCAGGATCCTTAAGGAGGCATACAAAGAAGCCAAGGAAACAGCGTTAAGCGCCGCTGATGCACTTGGCAAAGCAAAGACCGACAGGGCCTCCCAACTCTTTGGTGATGGCGGCATAAACCAGTATCTAGACCCAGGGCAAAAAAGAGGGCGGCAAGCTGCAGGTGTTGAACTTCAAAAGCAAGAATTCCGCAAGATTCAAGCTGAGCTTGCCAAGTCTCTAGGTGGGACGGCTGGTCAAAAGATTGCAGGCTTGCGAGTTAGTGGCGGCAGTCAAGAGTCACAGTTTGCGCTCCGACAAAAATTCATTGAGAACGCCCGCGAGGAGTTGTATGGGCAAAAGGCCCTTGTTACTGCTCAGCAGGATTTGACGAAAGCAATCACTGATTTGAATACTACAGTTGCCAAAGGCGGGGACAGCGTATTGGCCAAGAGCAATGAGAAATTAATTGAGTCGATCACAGGCTTAACCAATAAGGATTGGGGCGTAAAAGTTGACGCGCAAATAACAGATGGGACCATCCAAATTCAAAACGCACTCTCATGACTGACTGCACTCTCCTGTCAACGCTGAAGATTGGCGATTTTGAGTATTCCGCTGGCTTTTTTACGGTGCAGCCATTCGGCTACGCAGAGACAGACACACAACTAGGGCTTACGGCTGAAACGGTGCAAGTCACGGCATTGATGACAGCGACCGAATGGGCGGGCCTGTTGGATTGCTACAACGCTTGGCGCACGGATCGTTTGGACGATGACGTGGAAGACATCAAGGCAACTGTTGGGAGCACTGTTGATGTCTCAATGAAGGCCAACGGCATTGAGTGGGTTGATGTTCCTGCCTATTTCTTGACAGCTCCGGCAGGCACCCAGGCGGGTTTGTATGTCGAGGTCACTTGCCAACTAGGCAATGCTGAGCAACTGGTAGAGGTCTTCAACCGTCAAGAGGAAGTCTCGGCCAGTGAGGGTGTTGATTACTTCGGCACGTTCAATCTTTGGGGCACAACGCTGAATCTACGAAGACCACCGGAGACGTTGCAAGACATGCCGACACTGCAGTTATCAGCAGGCGGCAAAAGCTACACAACGGGACCGCGCACACCAACGCAGGTGATGGCACTGGAGGGAGATACCGACAAAGCAGGGTGGATTGCTATTTACAGCAATTGCGGCAGGGAGGCATCAGAGAAGCCGTCAACTGACTGGTTCCCCGTGTCGGCACCTAATGCCAACGCAACCAAAAGAATCATCAAAGGCGTAAGGGATGACCTTTATACCGTTTCCATTTCCGTTGGTAAACCTCAGACCTGATGGCAATTATTGACTCCCGCGCAACTGTTACTTGCAGCTTGGGTGAGGTTATTTCTGGCGGTGTAAGTGACAGCTATCTGCAGGGCAGCGGGCTGGTGATGACTAAAGGTCAGTTGACGTTGGTGGGTCTCAAGACGCCTGAAATCGGGTCAAGCGTCACCGTCAACTACCAGATGAACGGCGGGGGCTCTGGCCGTATTCCGCGTGACCTGAGGGTGTTGAGTGCCTTTGCTGACCCCTTGCGCGGCACGTCTGAGATTTCGCTTGGTTGCACGCTGACCTATTTGGATGGCATCATGCCGGTGCCTAGCTTGCAGGACGGTCGAGCGGCATACGTGAGCCCGCGTCAGCTTGAGTGCCTAAATGGCTTGCCAAAGTCTGCATTCCCGCCGCCGATTATGGCGGATGACTTGTTTAGATATTGTCTGCAGAAACTAGGAATAGCCTGCACAGCTACGCTGAAAAACAGCTATGTGATGGAC